AATCTGTGCCTGGTCCTTCGAGATGGCTGTTGTGGCGATCTGGTGGACTGTGAGGGGATAGGCCCGAAGAGGGCTGAGATGATCAGGAAGAATTTGGAGGTGATCGAGTGCGCTATCGTCTGACTCTCCGGTGGGCTGGTAATTTTCCAGGATCTCCAGAACAGGACACAGTTGAGATCACTGAAGCAGAATATGATGAGCTTTGGGCACGGTTCATCAAGCCAAAAGCGATCGCGGAGGGGTGGTGCGGAAAATGAAAGGCGCTATTCCATTCAGGCAACGGGAGGCACTGAGAGCCCTCCCAGTATCCGGGCCATTTCTTTTCCGCGACTATCTACCAGACGCAAGGGGAGTGGTGTGGGGCCTTCGGGTGGCAGGGCTCATCCGGAAGGTAGACGTCCGCCGGGAGAAAGGGTATAGGCTGGTGAGCTGGGAATTGACAGAACGAGCGAGGAGGATTTTGGGATGAGCCAGGAAGAAGAAATGCGATCGCTGAAGCTGGTATTAGTCCAGAGCACGACTGGAGGCAATCGATGAGCCCGAATACTTTTCGAATGGGCGACTACCGTTGCCTGAAAGCTATACGAGGGCTCGTCCAGGCAGTCACCGGATCGGAGACCAGCAGCGATGAACTGGACTGCCTGAACCGGCTGATCGAAGCAGCCAGACAGTTTGAGAGGATGGAAAGACAGGCCACTCTCCCAATGGATGTGATTTGAATTTCTCAAGCTACTACAATGCTAAGATGCATAAAAGAGGCCAAGGAGTTCATCCGCCTGGCAGAAGCCGTACCGACACACGACACCCTGGTCACAAAGGACGACGTAACGCGAAAAGTCAGATTCATCGAATCCGGTAAAGCGTCCGGCCTGATGAAAGCGCAGTCGATCATCCTAACTCGGGCACTCGCGGATCTCCGCCAGGGGCGATAAGATGATCCCCATAGAAACCCAAATCTTCCGGCTGATCTTATCCAGATGTAATAAAATTGCTGTAATTGGAGGAAAATAGATGACACCTACAAAAGCAGAAATCCGGCAGAAGTTGCTGGACTGGCTGAATCAGCATGAGAACATCCAAGGATTGGACTCGTACCTGCTCATAGTAGAGTTCATCGAGCAGGAAAAGCTCTGCCCCGAAGTCGTTAAGGACATTCTATCTGACCTGGCTGCGAATTATACACAGCTATCAAACGGGAGAGTGTTAATTCCCTTTGAGACACACCAGGTAAATTTCAGCGAAAGGTTCTCAGACGAACTCCGGGCACATCACACGTTCCATACAGGAGGTATAGTATGCCCGCAGAAGTGACCGTCTACCGATGTGGTCCGGACAACAAAGCAATACCAGTGGACACACACGATCACAGCCCCTCAGGATGTCTCGGGTGGGATCCCAAGGCTCTCACAGCCCCCAACGGCCCCGGCTTCGATCCAGAAGACGTGCTAAAAAGGCTAGACGACCTCACCAGTCGTATCGAGAAGCTGGAAGAAGAAATGCGATCGCTGAAGCTGGTATTAGTCCAGAGCACGACTGGAGGCAATCGATGAGTCAAAGACGTGGAAGTAAGGGGCCCGGCTATCGGGCACGCAAGCTGGCGGAGGTGCTGGGGTGAAAGGCGCTATTCCATTCAGGCAACGGGAGGCACTGAGAGCCCTCCCAGTATCCGGGCCATTTCTTTTCCGCGACTATCTACCAGACGCAAGGGGAGTGGTGTGGGGCCTTCGGGTGGCAGGGCTCATCCGGAAGGTAGACGTCCGCCGGGAGAAAGGGTATAGGCTGGTGAGCTGGGAGCTGACCGACAAAGCGAGGAGGATACTGGGATGAGTTATTTACAAGATTGCATCATGGAGTACTTGCGACAGCATCCAGAGGGTGCGACGGCGAAGGCCACCGCAGAGGGCATTGGGTCTAGTGCCGAAGTCTGCAGGTACTCCATCCGGCGTCTGGAAAGGGCGGGGCTGGTTGAATCTAGGCGGGATGGGATTCGCAAGATCTGGAGGGCGATCGCATGACCAGCACGGCCATGATGAAGCGGATACTAACACACATGCCAGAGCATGCCATCTCGACGCAAACCCTGGCGGCTAAGATGAGCCGACCAGAGGGCCGACTGCGACACGATCTGGTAGAAATGTCTGAGTTGGGTCTGGTCGAAAAAATGGAGATAGACGAGAAAGGGAAATATTTCTCCAAACGAAGGGTAGGGTGGAAGAAGGTGGTCAGATTGAGACTTTAGCACCGATTTGGTGCTATTTCATATATATATTATTATCGACAGACGTTATACGTGATGAAATCCTCCCTGACGACAGATGGACCGATTCGTCGTATATCCCGCGGTTTTCGGGGGGTAAATCAGGCTTGGAACGAATATAAATGTTTAGCATGTCTAATCATTCCAGGAAAAGATTATGGCAAGGTTGTGGAATTGGCCACGGGTCATGTCACTTGCCCCGAATGTAATCAGATAGTCAAGCCCGATGAAAGAGGTTTTGCTTTCTGTGATTGTCGTATCTGGAATGATGGAAAGCCGTTTGGCAAAAAGCCAAAGGAAACTCAACGTTACACCAAACATTTCCTGCGGAAGATGTCGCGGGCATGACGGCTGGATTAATCCAGACCGCCCGTTAAAAGCGGGGGTGTGCGATTAGCTATCTATAACCGGGCCTAGGTTCGCTACCGAAAAACACGATCTCCGAGCGTGTCTGGCCCTATAATAATCTCGGAGCATGTCGGAGATGCTAAAAGGGGTATCGATGATGAACGCTGACACCCGTCGGTCTGCGACCTTCTGGAAAGGAGCGGACGACGTTCCAATAGATATTATCAAAAAAATGTATGGCAGAGGCCCGTTCCGTGGTGGAATGAGCCGATCTGAAATAGCCAATAGATTGGGCATCAATATTTCTGATGTTAATCGAGTAATCGGAAAGAGGCGTATATGTTGATCTCCACCGAACCTGAAAGAGCCCCCCCGTGGTGTGTTCGGCCATCCCAATTTCCCGTTCTTATACGACGACGAGCCTGACGAGGTCTTCCGGTTTCGTAAGCACGAGGTAGCATGCCAGACAGAATAATCGATCTCGACTTGTGGGACGAAGGGGCAGCAGAAAGGCTACCCGCAATCACGGTCACCCAGGCAGGCCTCCGCCTCGAGGGCAGCACGGCGGAGTTCGACCGGCTGCTGTTGATCCTGGGTGGATGGCTTCGCCCGTAATATCCTAATCATCCCATGCACCGCCTCATTGGCCTGGCGGAAAAAGGACTACGCTAGCCCTCTGGTCTTCAATGGCCAAAGAGGGCTCCTTGTTACTGCTCTGAGAGGAACTTTGCTATGCCGCGACGCTGCGATATAGACTGGAGGTGCATCCAGGAATGGAGCAACTACGACCTGGATTTCGTCGAGGAAGCCATTCGTGTCGAGAAGGCGCTCAGGGCAGCCTCTCCGAAAAGAGGTTTTCTGTCACCAAGATGATCGTCCCAACCCGGTGGCTGGGGCTTCCTCGATCCCTCCTTTCCCTGGCCACCGACCAGTCACCTTTCTTTTGCGACATTTGATTGTATCATTTTGTATCATTGTATCGGGATTATTATGGCATTCGAAAAGTTAGCTCCTCATATCGATTTCATAGAGGAATCTTTCAAGAAAAAAAAGAGTCCCAGAGCGATAGCAGACGATCTAGGCGAACCAAAATTGTATCAAACCATCAGGCGATACAAAATAGCCGTATGGGATCTAAAAGACCTTGTCGCCGACGGAAAAGAGATCAGGGCCGCGAAACACGACGCGAAGCGAAACGAGGCGGTGCAAGAGATCGTTGACACACTAGAGGTTGTCAATCTCGGAAAGCTCCGGGCAAAGCAGCTTCTATCTGTGAACCTCGGGGATAAATTTGCAGTATCGGACGGTGAGGAGCACAAGCTCACCCTGGGATCTGCATCAATCTATTGGCCGGTGGGTACAAAGATGCTCTCTGATTGTGCCCGTCTGGAGCTAGAACTTTCCGGGGACGATCCCGAGAGCCGCAAGGCATCGGCTTTGGAGGATTTGAGCGATGCCCAGCTTAGAGCAATTGTTGCAGCCGCTGAAGCCCCGCCAGAAAAGGGGGCTTGAGCGAAAGGCCAAAGAGGTCTTAGCATCCCGGCACCTCTTAGATTTCCTCGAGCTGGACGGCGGGGGCAGGTGGCAGAGGGCCAAACACCTTGAACTGATCTGTGCTAAGTTGGAAGAGATCGAGGCCGCTACCAGAGGCGAGGGAGGATGTGACAGAGCAATATTCTGCCTGCCGCCCAGGGGCGGGAAGTCTGAGGTTTCATCTAAGAAATTCCCTGCCTGGTACTTGGGCCGCAACCCAGATTCAGAGGTTATACTCAGCACCTATGCTGCGGACCTATCATACGATTTCAGCCGGATAGCCAGGGAGACGCTGAGAGAATGGGGTCCAACTCTCTGGGGCACATCCGTCTCCACCGACAGCTCGTCAGTCTCGAAGTGGGGAATCAAAGGCCACCGTGGAGGCTTGACGGCAGCAGGCGTCGGCGGCCCAATTACCGGGCGCGGTGCCTCGGTAGCGATCATAGACGACCCGGTCAAGAACGCCGAAGAAGCATCTTCTAAGGTGGTCCAGGACAAGATCTGGGATTGGTATAGGTCGACGCTGTACACCCGTCTTGCTCCGAACAGCGCTGTAGTAGTCATTATGACTCGCTGGGCAGAGGACGACCTAGTAGGCCGTCTGGTGGCCGAGATGGAGTCAGAAGACGGCGAAGACTGGGAAGTCCTGAGCGTTCCTGCTATAGCAGAAGGCGGCCCGGATCCGTTAGGCCGGAAAGTGGGCGGCTCGTACTGGCCCGCACGATTTCCCGAAGAATGGCTTGATCGTCGGAGGATAGCAGTCGGTCCGTTCTACTGGGAAGCTCTATACCAGCAAAGGCCCTTAGACGCGGCGGGCAAGATCTTCAATCCTGACCTGATGCACAAGATCAACCCGAGCGAGGTCGACCCGAAGACCTGCAAGGCTTTTGGAGCCCTGGATCCATCAGAAGGGGGCGCAGACTACGCCGGTCTCATAACCGTTTTGGTCTTGCCTGATGGCCGGTGGCTGGTCTGGGATTGCGACCTGTCGGTAGACAACCAGGATAAGTCCATCTCCAAAATCATTGAGAAGCAAGTCCAACATCGTTATCAGTTATTCCGCATAGAATCCAACTCACTGGGGCACGCCAAGAGCGCACCAGGGGACTCCCTGTTCGTTCTGGACCTGAAAAGGCGCCAGAAAGAGGAGGGCGTGATAGTTCCCTTCGAAACCGTCTGGAACACCGCGCCAAAGGTGGACAGGATACGATCTCTGCAACCTCACTATGCCAACGGCCAGCTTTGCTTTAGGAGCGACTGGCCATCTGTCTATCCCGAGCTGATTGCCCAGCTCAAGGCCGCGCCCAACCCGAAAGCCCACGACGACGGCCCGGACAGCCTGGAGATCTGTGTGGCGGGCATACTGAACTACAGAGAGCCGGTCACAAAGCTCACGTTCGTCGGAGCTAAACGAATCCCCCCCTGGAAGTAGATCCTCATGATCATGCGCATACCGATTCTGAAGGCCATTCTGGCGAAAGAGAAAGCCAGGGACTACGAGGCCGAATACAGGGAGTACCACGGCAAGCCCGAGCAGATCAAGCGACGGGCACAGCGCAATGCGGCCCGCAGGAAACTAGGGCTCAAGCACGGAGATGGCAAAGAAGCCGATCACAAAAATCCACTCAGCAACGGCGGTTCCAACAGCAAGCGAAACCTTCGGGTAGTGAGCCGGAGCACCAACCGGCACAAGGGGGCAAAACGATGAAAGTCAAAGAATTGATTGCCATATTGCAGCAATACGACCCAGAGGCAAACGTCACCATTTCGGCAGAAGGTGTTGTCCGCGAGATCGATGACGTCCATGACAATGGCTGGAAGAACAACGTGACAATTGCCAACGAAGATTAAATTTCTATCACAGCCTCTTGTTATCGATTTTGTAGAACCGCATCAAGTACCCATCAAGTAGGAAGTCTCTCATGCCACAATCCCCCCAGCCCCCAGCAGCCCCCAATGGTGGTATCTATCCGAAATTCATCCAGAGCCCAAGGGCGCTCGCTGGCCAGCAGTACGGGCGCTCAGGATTGCAGTACTTCATGCCGGGGTGGATCAAACGCGACTTCCTCCCACAGCTGCAGGGTCAAGCCCTGTTCAAGACCTACACCGAGATGGGCGATAATGACGCCTACGCAGGAGCAGCCCTCAGCGCCTTCGCAGTCTTCATCCGCCGCGCCCACTGGAAGGTGGATGCGGTAGACGATGCCAACAAGGATAATGGCTCTGCGGAGTTCCTGCAGGAATGCATGGCTGACATGACCCACAGCTGGCAGACCATCATAGCCACAGCCGCCCGCGCGGTGCCTCAGTACGGATTCCTCCCCCTGGAGCTCGTCTACAAGGAACGAGCCGGAGATCACGAAGATGAACGGATGTCCTCGCAGTACGATGACGGCCTCATAGGATGGTCCAACCTTGCGTACCGGGCTCCGGACAGCGTTTTTCATTGGGACTACGACCCCCAGGACGTAACCCGTCTATTGGGATTTACCCAGCTGGCAGCACCAGACTACAAAACCACATTTATCCCTATCCAGAAGATCCTCCTCCTCAGATCAGACCCTGGCAAGGACTCACCAGAAGGCCGGTCAGTCCTGCGATCTGCATGGCGATCTTGGAGGACTAAGAAATATCTTGAAGATTATAGAAATATAATTATAGAGAGAGGCGGTGCGGGAATACCGTGGGCTGAGGTGCCGGGAAATATCTGCAATGCCCCATTCATAGATCCGAGTACCCCCGAAGCAGAATCCGCTCTAGCCTCTTATAATAGCCTGGTCGAGACCCTGACCAACATCACAACAGATGCCCAGAAGTGGATCATCACCCCCCAAGTCTGGGACCAGAATGGGAACCCCACGATCAAGATAGGGTTCCTGCAGCCGTCCACAAATGGCGACATCGTCAACCACATTACCAGTTCTATTGAGGCCGAGGCGAAAGCCATCCTCATGAGCACGTTCACGGAGTTCCTGGCGCTCGGGATGGGAGGAACTGGCAGTCTTGCTCTCAGCAGGGATAAGACGGACAACTTCACGCTAGCAGTCGAAGCCAACTTGCAGAGCTTCCAGGAGTCGATCAACAACCAAGCAGTCAGACGGCTATTCGCCCTCAACCCACATTTCGAGTTCGAGAAGGGTACACCCATGCCCAGGATCGTCTATGATCCTATTGTCCCCATAGCCACCCAGGATGTAGTGGCTATCCTGAGTCTCTTCGAGAAAGCTGGTTGGGATCTATCACAGCAGAAGGGAATACGGGACACCATCATCGACAACCTGGGCTTGCCAAACTATGTGGAGCAGGAGACGAACGACGCTCTGCAGGAACACGGCGACAGCCCCATAGCGAGCCTGCTGGATGGCCAGAGCGCAATAGACGCGATATTGGGTGGTGCAGAATTTGCTCCATCCGGTCGATAGTCTCTACCCCTGGCTGATCGTCGTTCTATCGCTCCTGGGTGCCCGGCTGGTGTCCAGCGCGACCAGACGCACCCGGAAGATCGGTTTTGCGATATGGGTGGTCAGCAACGGGATGATCGGGTTTGGCTTTTACCAGACCGGCGACATCCCCCAGGCGCTCTTGTTCCTGGTGGGGTACGAATACTACAACTTCAGAGGATTTCTGAATAATCGGAGGGAAACATGATTTACGTTCTGACTTATCCCGAGACGGTTTGGGAGAGACTTAAGTTCCACATCAGAGGCATCGTCCCGACCGTACTCTGTGGCGAGATCCGCCAGGGTCCTGGCGTCGTAGAATGCGTTACGGGCGAGGATTCCTGCATCACCATTCCCATGAACCGGGTTATGCAAGTGATTTGGGAGTCGGGCTACAAGAATGCCTTCGAACAGGCCCAGAAAGAGTACTTCGACGGTCTGGCAAAATCTATGGCCGGGATGGCGGTTGTCCCGGCTGGATGCACTTGTGGCGAAGATGAAGATGATTGCGATTGCGCCATAGGGCCATATACGGCATCATCCGCCGCAGTGGACGGCTACAACTGAGAGGCCCAAATGCCCAGCTACACCCTCGATCTCGATAGGCGCGTAGATGCACTGATCGAGCTTATAGACTGCCCGGTGAGGTGGTCGAGCAAAGAGTACGTCCTCTCCCTAGCAGACCATCTCGTGATGCGATGCGATGACATGAGCCGCCCTGATCTGAGTGCCCGTGTCGTGGCGAAGGTAACCGAGATCATATGAACTCCGAACTTCTCTCTCTGATCCGAGCAACCGGCTACTTGTCGGATGGGGACCTCACCGATCAAGCCAGATACGACCTGCTTACCCCCACATTCTGGCGCAGAGCTCGAGCTCTGGGCTATGACCTGCCGGATCTGAGGCGCAAGCTCTGGCGTGCTGCCGGCAGACCAGAGACCTTCCTTCTGTCCCAGCTCCCCCAATCAGAGATCGAGAAGGCGGTCCGGAACAAGTCCAAAGAAGAGGACCCCAGGAAGAGGATCAAAGAGACCGCCGCTATCATCGCTTTGCTCTACAAGCGAGGCGAGAAGGCCATCAAGGCAGCCATCGACAGCAACCTCGATAACCCGGACAGGCTGCGATCTCTCACAGACCGGATCCGGCGAGAGCTGCTGGTGAATGCGGCCTCATGGCTGGGCACATCTATACCTGGTCTTTATCTGGCAGGATCTCGGGCAGGATCACTCCAGGGGCCTCATGCCAAGGCTGCTCAGGCGATGGCCACTCAGGAGATGAACCGCTTCCGGGAAGTGGATGCTCAGCTCTCCAGACACATAGAAGAGGTCATAGCCGAATCGGAGAAGAGACGGGCACAGGCAGCGCTGGCTAGCAAGAAGGTGGACTATTCCGGTCTGAAAGGCAGGATCATAGGTCACAAGACGATAGACGGCAAAGATCTGGGGATCGCAGATTACATTCAGATGGTGGCGATAACAGCTGCTAGGAACTCATTTAACGAAGGCTCCATCAACCGGGCAGTCGAGCAGCAGGAGGATTTGGTCCTGATATCCCGCGAGATCAGATCGAACACCTGCAGCGTGTGCCGCGAGTGGGCGGGGAAGATTGTGTCCATATCTGGAAGGTCGAAAGAGTACCCAGCGCTCGACACTGCATTAGAGGAGGGGCTCATGCATCCGAATTGCATTCATCACATTTTGCCAATTAATTACCCTGGATCGACCTAAAATGTTTCCTGAAGAAGATTTCGAAGCCCGCGAAGCCCACCGGGCTATGGCAGCTCGCTGTCGGGCATTGATGGATGACTGGCAGGCTCTGAAAGAGATGGGCCGCGAAGCCGAAAGATACTGCTGAGGCAATATCATGATTATGCGCATACCCCTCCTGAGAACCGTCTGCAAGGCCATCGCAGCCAAAGCAGACTGGGACGAGTCCAAGCACCCACGAGCCGATAACGGCCAGTTCGGGTCCGGTGGCGGTGGCTCATCGAAGCCCAAGAAGCCCTCCAAGACCCGGCGCAAGATGGAACGGAGGGAGGAAGCCGCATCGCAGGCCAGGGTAGGCGGAGCAATCCAGTCGCTGTTGTCTGGTGGGAGTGCGCTGGATAAGATCGGGTGGCTGAGCACGTCTCAGAAGGAACCCGAGAAGCCAGCCACAAAGCCCAAGGAAGAGGCCGCACCGGTCAAAGAGCCCAGCAGACAGGAAGCGCCCAAGCAGCTGGAGAAGCCAAAGGTGGAAGAGACGCCTAATAACCCCATGGCCCAAAGCTCTCATGTGGATAGGGACAGTAAACCTAATGCAGAAGGCAACACTCTGTCGGATGACATAGTACAGGCTCGCTGGGAGAATAGCGAGTTCAATAGTGGTGGAGATGTCCCCACAAAAGACGACCCTGCTGAGATCGATTCTTATCCTTACTGGTATGGGGACGATGAGCAGACCTCCGAGGAAGCCCCCGCAATAACATATTTCCATAACGGTGTTCAAATGTATGCGCCAGCTGACCCAGATCTACGCGGCATGAATCGCATCGGTGACGATGCTATAGAGCGGGCTATTAATTCAGTGCCCCCGAAGCTCAGGGAGTATATCGAAGCAATTCAAATCAATCCCTATGCAGAGGTGGATATGACTGCCAGAGCCCAGGCGGAAGGCTCAACCATCATTCTCTTTGGAGATCAAGAAAAGTACGACGCCAAGGAGACGGAAGAGGAATTGCCCTACATATTCAACCACGAGGCGGCACATCTGTTCGATCAGGGGAATAAGCGAATATCTGCAACCGAAGAATACAAAGACGCAATAGCCGCCGATGGAAACCACGTCACGTCTTACTCAGAGGGTGCGATGAAGCTTGACGGCATCAACGGCAGGAACGGCAAGGCGGAGGACTTCGCAGAGGCTGTAGCAATATATCACCAGGACAAAGAGGCGTTTAGCAAAAAGCACCCCAATAGAGCGAAGGTGCTAGATAAGATCTTCCAAGAATAAACGTTTCACCCTAACACGGATTATCACTATTTTATTCGGTGCATCCCAATGACCCAATCCAAAATAGACCCCACAAAGGTCTGGTGGCTCGTATGAGCACAGTATCAATATTATCGAAATCTCTGGACTACCAAGACGTCCATGTCCCCCGACTAGGAGGCAAGATTATGTCAGATGAAAAAGAAATATTTCGAGAAGACGATGAAGATACAGAGATGGAAAAAGGAAGCTCTGATCTCGATTTCGTCCGCGAAAGACTAGAGGACGAATCAGGGGGCATGGAGGCATATCGCCAGGCCCTTGATGCGGTCCAGGACCCGCAGCTCAAAGAGATCCTGCAAGCCATCCAGACCGACGAGCAGAAGCATCAGGCCGCTCTGGAACAGTGGATGCAGGAGCACGGCGAGGGCGAGGAAGGCCCGGAGGAAGAGGCAGCCGTCGAGGAAGAGCCCGAAACCCTCTCCGAAGAGGAAGAGGAGCCCCTCGACAAAGAGGATGACATCTTCCCCGATGAAGAGGAGGAGATCTCCGGCGATGATGCCAGCGATCTCATAGACGACATCAGGGAAGTCCTGGCAGAGCATGAGGCAGAGGCCGAGCCCGGAGAGGAGTCCTTAGACAAAGAGGACGACGAAGAGGACGAAGATGAAGACCTCCCCGAGTTCCTGAAGGAAGACGACGATGAAGAGGAAGACGAGGACGAAGTAAGCAAGGTCATGAAGTCCTACCGGGTGCCTATCATCAAGACCGCTAGAGATCAGCAGATCGTCTATGGAGTCGTCTCAGAACCCGGAGTCGAGGACCTGCAGGGTGACATCCTGAGCGAATCCGAAATCCGGAAGGCCTGCCACAAGTTCATGCAGACCAGCCAGAGGATAGGCAAAGAGCATTCTGGTGTGGCCAAAGCGAGCATCATCGAGAGCTACATAGCCCCAACGGACTTCAAGTGCAACGGCCAGCCGGTGAGAAAGGGCTCCTGGATCATGGCCGTGAAAGTGCACGATAAGGGGCTCTGGCAGGCAGTGAAGAAAGGCGAGATCACCGGGTTCTCGATAGCCGGGACCGGCTCACGAACTCCCTTATAATCTTTTCTAATGATCGAGGTGTAAAACCCATGGCAAACAAGCTGTATGATCTGGAATTAGATGAGGTATCGTTAGTCGGTAAGGCGGCTAACAACCGGAAATTCTTGATTTATAAATCCGAAGGTGTAACGATGAGACAGACCAAGCCCGCCAGGGCTGACAAGGCCGGAGCCGGGGCTTCGGTCACTCTTAGCAAGGCCGATATCACAGATATTGTGCAGAAGGCCGTCGAACCGATCAGGAAGGAGAACGCAGAGCTGCGGGCTATCCTGAGAAAGAAGGACTACGAGTCCATAGCAAAGTCCGACTTCTCCGAGCTCGGGACCCCTGCAGAGGGAGCCGAGATTCTGAAGAGCCTGGAAGGATTGCCTTCTGAAGCCAGAAAGCCTATCCTGAAGGCCCTGAAGCAGGCCAACGCCATGAAGGCAGAGGCAGGAAAGATCCTCTACAAGTCCATAGGCAGCGATAGGCCCGCACCGGGGACCTCTATGGCCGAGTTCGAAGCCCTGGTAACCAAGCACGAGAGCCTAATCCAGAAGTCCGGCAGCGGCCCCACGGATCCCAAGGTTCGCCACGCTCTGGCGGTAGCCGCAGCCACTCGCGAGAATGGCGCTCTGGCTAAGGCCGTGATGGCCGAGGAAAGGGCAAACGTTGTGAAGGCTCAGATGGGGGTGATCTGAAATGACTGATATGACAGCACCATTCAGGGAAGCTCTACCAGGAGACATTAGCTCCTACAATCCCGATGGAGACATGTCTGCCCTGGAGTACTGTTTCGTCCAGCTCGATACCACCAGAGCTCGGACCGTGCAGACCTACTCAAGCGGCCATCCGGTAGGCGTCCTGTGCAACAGGCCTACGGAAACCGCGACTTCCACCAACTTCTCAATCACCGCGCTGGTCCAGTGGAGAGGCAAAGCCCTCGTCAAGACTGGATCCAGTGGTCTGGCAGTAGGTGACCTGGTGAAAGTCGGAACTGGTGGGGTCGGCGACAAGGCCACGCCCACTGACGGGGATATCATCGTGGGACAGTGCGAAGTCGCTGCTGCCGCAGGGCTCCCGGCTACCGTGAGACTGTTCACGTACCAGGCGAACATTTGAGGTGATGATTCATGGATTACAAAGAAACTATAGCATCCCTGGCCCAGCAGGTAGTTAACAAGGGCCTGGACTATTCACAGATCCACGTAGCCCGGCTGGAATCGGAGTGGTCTCTCGCCTACAGGCAGGAACCCACAAACTTCGTGGCTGATCAATGGTTCCCCATGATATCGGTGAACCAGATAGCCGGTCTCTATCCCAAGTGGGCTATGGAGAATCACTTTACCAACAAGGCAGGTGAGTGGAGGCCCGGCAGCATCCCGCCTCAGGGAGAACTCAAGGTAGATACCCCCGGCTCGTATGTGTGCCGCAGGTATGCCTTCGAGATGCCCCTCATGGCCGATATCCCCTACGTGGCCGACCAGGGCTACCCCATCGAGCAGGCGACAACCAACATGGTTACTGACGTGCTCCAGTTGAATAAGGAGCTGGTCATCGCCAACAACTACTTCAAGGAGTCTGTTTGGGGAATCGATGTCACTGGCGTATCCAGCGGCGAGACCTGGTCTCCCGGCGATATTACCACAGGCGAGACCATTCGCCAGTTCAACGACGCGGACAGCGACCCTCTGGGTGTCTTCAAGGATTCCAAGCTGGCTATCAAGAAGGCCTGTGGTCTGCTGCCTAACACGATGGTCATAGGCGAGCAGGCCTATGAGGAGATGAGGATCAACAACCAGCTGATCAGTCTCTACAGGAACCCACAGGGTGCTGACAAGGTCCCCACCAAGCTCAACGAGCAGATGATAGCCCAGGCTCTGGACATCGATAACATCCTGGTAGCCAAGGCCATGTACAACACCGCCGCTCCGGGCGATACCGTCGCTCTGGATTGGATCTTCGGCAAGCACATCTGGCTGGGATACGTGACCTCCCCCGGACCTCTGACCACCCTGGCGGGCATGAACCTGTCCTTCAACGAACCTCTGGGCGGCTTCGATACTGCTCTGACCCAGGTGCCCGATCTGCACACCCACACCACCTATTACCAGGGCTTCCAGTGCTGGTGCCCGGTGGTAATGGCCACAACTGCTGGTATGTTCATGAAGAACGTGGTAGCCTGAAGGCGGTAACGATGACTCGCTACAAAGTGGTGCGAGCATTCGAAAGGCATGATGGCAAAGCCCTGCGCAAGTTCACGCGGGGCTCTATCATCAGCCAGAAGGATGCCGCCAAGATGGCTGTCAGGCCTGAGAAGAAAAGACAGAGTACCATTGAGGTGCTGCTCAGTTCCGGAGCCATATTCGCCATACCTGAAGAGGTGACACCAATTGACTCATAGAGTTGATTATATCTGGGGGCCCACGAAGGCTGATAACCTGCTGGCCACAAAGCTCTATGCCAACCAGGCTAAGCTGATTTTCGATGAGACTGCCGGTAGCTATGTGATTGGGACTGTGCCAGGCAACAGCGTCCTGGAGTACGCCGTGGTCAACATCGCCACAGGCTTTAACGACACGCTAACCCTCGGGAATGCTTCTGATGCAGATGCCTACATTGCTGATGCAGACTTCCCCAAGACGGCAGGCATGCATGATCCTATCGCCCTGAACATCCCGTTCGCAGCCGCAACTGCAATCAAGCTGGCAGTTGGCGCATCAACCACGGCAGGTGCCGGTACTATCTGGCTACTCTGGAGGCCACTGAAATGAGACGACTTATAGCTGTTCTGCTGGTGCTGCTCGCTCTGATGGGTGCCGCCAGTGCCGCATCTTCGGACATCGCAGGCGTCTACAACAAGAACCTGGTGGGAGCTGTTATCACCATTCCCGCAGCCGAAACCAGCGATGTAGACCAGCTCGTGGACGACGCCAGCCTGAACTCGACCATCAACCTGCTGATAAGGTCTACTGGTGTCGGATCTTCGAACTTCCTCGATGATCCGGATGTCCCCCGATGCCTCATAGTGACTCCATCAGACACAGTCACAACCGAAATCAAGTTCACCGGTTTGGACATATCGGGAGCGGTCATAACCGAAAACCTGACCTTCGCGGACTCTTCAACTGCCCAAACCACCACCAAGGCGTTCATGAACGTGACCAGGATCGATGCCACCACATCGGGCACTACTCGGACGGTGGATATCGGAACTTCGGACAAGCTAGCTCTGAACAAGAAGTTCGCAGTCAACCCGGTGGTCTATTGTTCAGTCAACGGTGCAAGAGAGGCCACGGCTCCTGCAGTAACGGTGTCCTCGACAGTGTTGGCTCAGAACACCATCGATACCGCCACGGTGCCAGGCGGGCATGTAACCAAAGTTTGGGTTCTGTACTGAGGGGAAGAAAATGACGACATACAAAGATGAGATAGGGTATGTGGTATCGATAGCCACCGGCAAGACCCTGACCACGGCCACAAAGAAGGAGTTCCATGCAATCAAACCGGATGGGACCGCCGCAACATGGACAGCAACCGAAAGCGGCACGGTTCCCGGTACGCTGCTCTACACAACCATGGCAGGCGACCTCGAACAGTCCGGGCCCTATCTCATCGTTGCTTATGTCGAATGGGCCACATCTAATTATACTTCAGACATTATAATACTGATCGTCCAAGAACCTGGGCACGGCGCGGCCACCTATACAGGATCGCCATCGACCAGACCTATAGATGCGGTCAGGATCGAGCTGGGGGGGACCGGTAGTCTGAGCTTGCTGACGGACGACGAAATACAGTATAACCTTACCAGAGCCAACAGCAATCCTCTTCTCGCGGCTGCCTTTTCGGCTGAGACCATAGCAGGGATGTATGCCGGCCTGGTCGACAAGTCGATGGGGAACTCCTCGGTGTCCCTATCACAGAAGGCGGAAGCCTGGCGAAAGAAGGCTATAGCCCTCCGAGCGCAGGCCATGAGCCCCAGCCTCACCCCGAGGGCGAGCAGCTCTGCATCGGGCGCGAGGAAATTCAGCCTGGGTCAGCATGACAACATGGGCGGCAGCTACAGTATCACTGGATATATATGAGCGGAGAGTACTTTGCGGAGTTCAAGACGGGTGTGAACAACGCCTGGAAGGTTGAACTTGGCAATTGGATAGCTTTCTCCGGCGTGCCTCCTGTGGCACTGGCAGGGTCCGTTCCAACGGTGCCTTTCCGGGTAGCCATCATCACAGAGGCCATAACCAGCCACACCGATGTAGCTGGAATCGTGAAGGTGAATGATGAGGAACTGACCTTCACCAGGGCGACCAGGCTGACCGCCGAGGAAGAGCTCACCTCCTGGCCCACTATCACCCTAACCGGCCTAGACTGCAAGATCACAGTCGAGTTGATCTCAGTCGAGGGGGAATGCCTACAGAACGAGACGCTGGCGCCGATGGAGATCATATGCTTCCCCAAGACGCGTATCCTGAGGGACCGCAGCGGTTCGGGGTGGCAACAAACAAATTATGACATATGGAGCGAAGAGCCCCTAAACATCGGCGATCAGATCAGGTTCTTCGATCCTCATCAGAACGGTCAAACAATCGACATTTACGTAAAAAATGTAGACAGTGCGGTAGACCTGGAGCTGGACAATACACAGCCTTTCAGGGTCTATAATTGCGCATAATTCGCTCATTATTATAAACCATCATCCGGGCCGCTAAGTATTGCTTTTGCGGTCCAAGTATTGCTCTTAAGGAACGTCATTAACGACGATTAAGATCTAGGAGAATTTACATGGCTCAATTATACGGAAAGAAAACTAGCGATGGCCTGCCAAAGGCTTTGGAATGTACCGACGACGGAATGCTGAAGGTTGATACGGAACTCACAGCCACAATCGATCCTACCGGGCTGGCGACCGAAGCCACCGCCGGAGATATCAAGACCGCCGTTGAAGCCCTGGCAGCCGCCACCCCGGATACGGCTGCTGGTGATCTTGCCAGTATGTCGGCTGATTTGGGAACGATTCAAGCTGATATTGCCACAGTTAAAGCAGATATCGCACTCATGAAAACCGATCTCGCTGCTATATTAGCTATATTGGAGAGCTGATTATGGGATTTTTGAATCGTCTACCGGCAAGGCAAGATGCATATTATAGCCGGAATAGAATGTGGAAAAATCGCGGCAATGCCGCTGCTTTTGACAGAAGAACTCTGGTCAGTCCATCACATCTACTTGTAAACATAGGAGGGGCTGGTCCGCATGCATATGAACTTGAAGCAGCGGTGGAGTTGGACCTAGATTTGTCAACTCATTGGGACACCTTGACGCCAGATTACACAGTTGCGGCCAATCGAGCCGGCAAGGACTTCTATGTCTATGCCTGTGTCCCCGCGAGTGGCTCAGTGCCTGATATCATCCTCTCCGCAGCGACCACCTACCCGGCTGGATACACCGCAGACAATAGCCGCAAGATTGGCGGGTTCCACTGCGAATGTGCGAACGTCGGCACAATCTCCGGCCACCCCCTCACAGGCTACCTGGCAGGAGATATCATCCCTCGGTCTATCCAAGATCTCAAGCACCGGCCATATGGACGCTTCCTTCCTGGTTTTGCCTGGGGAGGGCCGACCGATTTCGACAGCCTGAATTATGCGCCTCTGTGGGCCTCGATATACCACCTCTCCGGCACAGGAGCATCTATCGCATCAGTATTCGGAGCTGCCGCGACTGTCTCTCGGAATTTCTACGATTTCGCAGACGACCTGAAAAATATAGGCGCTAGGATGATGACAGACTGGGAGTTTGCGCAGCTCCACAGTGGCACGCCAGAAGAGACGAATATCTACGGGGGCGAGAATCCGACGACCGTTGGCGGACATGTGGATACTGCATCCAGAAGGATCGTCTCAAACATTGGCTTGGAGGACATGTCCGGAGTCTGGTGGACTTGGCTCCAGGATCGGCAGAGCTACATAGACGGAGAGGATTATGCCGCAGCAATTGCGTTCGGCTACGAGAATATCAGCGGGACAAGAGGTTCCCATTACGGTCAAGGAACATACCAGGCACAGGCAGCGGTTGTTGCGGGCGGCCTTTGGGCTGGTGCGACGGATTGCGGTTCGCGGGCGCGTACTGCGATTTATCGGCGGTCGAGTGAGTCTTCGGCTATCGGTTGCTGCGCGGTCGCGGAGCCACAGTAGTCGTTATTCGTGCCTATTGAATCTACATTTCATGAGGTGACACGATGAGAGGATACCCTAAAGGCCCGCTCACCAAGCGGGATTACGAGAACCTGTTGGCCATGCCAGAGCATGAGAAACGGGCGAAGGAAGATCTGGCAAGACTTGCAGCAATCGATGACACAAAGATCACTGTTGATCAGGGCACGGAAAAATCGCCAAAACTAATGGAGA